TAAGACAGTAGAAGACCCAGAAATACCAGTTAATATATACGACCTAGGACTAATATACTTCATCAATATAAAACCATCCGAAGTAGAAAATAAGTTCAATGTGGAGATTGAAATGACTCTGACAAGTCCAAACTGTCCTGTAGTCGAAAGTATGCCTGAAGAAGTTAGGTCTAAGGTTGGGAATTTAGAAAGTGTTAATAAATCTGAGATTACGATAACCTGGTACCCAACATGGGATAAAACGTTCATGAGTGATGAAGCAAAACTAGAATTAGGAATGTTATAAAAAAAGAAACAATTCTAATTTCTTATCGTATAATAATACAATACGAATTTACTAACCTATAAAAAAATTATGAAGAAAATAATCTATCTACTAATACTTTGCTTTTTAAGTTTAACCGGGTACTCAACAGAGCCACCATATAAAGTTGGTGAAGAATACACTTATAAAATAAATTATGGAGTTATTAACGCTGGTTATGCTAAACTTAGTGTTAAAAATTTAAATAAGGGAATTTATACTTTTGAAGGTAAAGGATGGTCTAATTGGGCTTTTGATAATTTTTTTAAAGTTAGAGATACCTACACTTCTTATTATGATTATATTGAAAAAAAACCAGTTAGATTTGTTAGAGATGTGAATGAAGGGGGTCACAGTATAAAACAAGACTATAATTTTAATATTAAAGAAAATAAAGTTGAAACTAAAAAAGGTGAATACAAAATTTTTGATAATTTCCAAGATATGTTGTCTGCATTCTATTATGCGAGGGGTGTTTCTAAAGATGTAATGTTAGAAGACTCTGTAATACTTTTAAATATTTTTATGGATGAGGAAGAATATGAAATGGGTATTAAATATATTGGTGATGAGGTTGTAGAAACAAAATTAGGTGCAATAAAATGTATGGTATTTATACCTACATTACAAGAGGGTAGAATATTTAAAGATGAGGAAAGTATGAAAATATGGATTAGTGATGATAGTAATAGAGCTTTAGTTAAAGTAGAAACAAAAGTTTTAATAGGAACAATTAAAGTTATGTTAAATTCAGTTAAAAATGTTAACCTTTAATTTGGTGGTCTAAATTAAATTTTGTATCTTTGTGGTATGGAAACAAAAAATAATATATACGAATCAGACCTCTACGACGAAATGAATTTAGCGGATTTTAGTATGTGGTTAGATAATAACATACACCTTATCCTGAGTAAAAAACAAACAAAAATATTCAAGAAACTTAAAATGGTGTTTGAAGATGTAAAACTATTTGGGAAAAGTACTGACGTTAACAAATATTACGAAACAAATCTTAAGGACTCATATGAAAAAGATTCATTAAATTGGGTGTTAGAATATAGTGTTGCAAATTAAAATAAATTAATAATTAAAAAAAATAAATTAGTATGGGAGCAAAAACAACAATGGAGGTTAGAGGACATCACATATGTTCACTAACCAACTACGAAGTGAGACAAAGAATAGTAAAACCGAAAATTAGGAAAGTTGGAAATAAAGAAGTACCTTCTTCTGGTGGTGTGGAAGTTATGGTTTATAGGGGTAAGAAAAAAATTGAAGGTGGGTTAAAAGATATTAAATTAGCAGCTCAAAAAATCTACGATATATTAAAATCAGAAAGTAGGGAAAGTACCGTATCAAAAAAAAATATTAAAAAATACAACCTAGTTTAAATATAAAACCCCGTCATGGGGTTTTATTTTATTATATTAATATTTATTACTAAACACCAAAGGATGAATTTAAGTTTTACAGACATATTAAGTAACGTTATTTTAGAAAACTCTAGGTATGAAGTTTTGGTAAATAAGTTTACCAAAGTAAAAAAGAAAGGGCAAAAACCTAAAATAGAATTAGACACACTAAGAGATTTAATGATGTCAGACCCAACCACCAAACAAGATTTAGAAAGTGGGGAACAGGAAATCAAGAAAGTAGGAGCTTACTCACAATGGATTATAAAACAATGGATGGGGTTACAACAAAAGGCAGATGAAGTTTATGCTTATGGGAGTAATGAGTGGGGTGTTAAGTTAGAACAACTCCAAGAACAGTTCATGGAAGATTTATATAAGACCACAGAAGACTTACAAAAATTTCATAGATTTAAAAGTCAAATACCCCAAGAGAAACGAGACATTAATAAGATAACTTCTGTTGATGAACTATACGACTTAACTAAAGGATTTTCTTTAGAACAAGCAACAACAACAAAAGCTGACAGAGTTTTAAAAGACGCTGAAATGGTTTATGATGGTCCTAACTGGGAAATATTAATCCCTAAAACTAAAGAGGCTTCATGTCACTACGGTGCAAATACAAGGTGGTGTACCGCTGGAAGTACTAATAATTACTTCGACCACTATTCTAAAGATGGACCACTTTACATTATTACAAATAAAAAAGACCCCACAGACAAATACCAATTCCACTTTGAGTCAAATCAATTTATGGATAAAGAAGATAGGACTGTCCCTCTCTCCCCATTCTTAAATGCTAGACCTGAGTTAAAAGAATACTTTAAAGAAATGTTTAAAGTGTTCTTAAACAAAGACCAACAACATGGTAAGAGAGTTCAGGTTAGATACCCTAATGATAATGTGTCAAAATACATTGCAATATATGGGTTTGATGAGTTTATGGGTAGTCTACCCCAAGACATGGTCAGGTTTGATTTTGAATCAGGAGGTGGTAGTTCGGCTGATAAATTAGAGTCAAGACCATTACCCGAAAAATTCACAACCTTCCAAGACCTACAAATCCTACACATTGAAGGTTTAGTAAGTGAGATACCGGAAAGTATTAGCAACCTAAAGAAACTTAAATTCCTATCTTTAGCTAAAAACCCAGATTTAAAATCGTTACCAGACTCATTAGCTGACCTAGAAAACTTAGAGGTTATTAACATAAAGGATTCCCCGAACGTAGAAATAGGCCCAAGACTACAAGAAAAAGACGATAATGAAGAAATTATTATAATTCGTTAAAAAAAATTTATATATTTGTAATATGGAAGTAGACGTTTTAATTTACATTAACACACTTAAAAACTTTTTCGATAAAGACCAACAGGCCTATCAAGATATGTTTGGTACCCTAACTATCGATAAAGATATTTTTTTTGATAAAGTTAGTGAATTAGCAAAAAAAAATTACAAAGACAAAGGGGAAGCTACACTATCTACCGACCAAATATATGAAGTTGTGGATGGGTTACTAGAGAAAAAACTAACTAAAAGTCAAAAGGACTACACCACCAACCCAACCTTTCAAAAAATACTAAAAGATTTCCCACCCTTCTCATTAAATTAATTGACATTAAATATCAATGTATCTATCTTTAAATAAAAATAGATATGGAAGATAAAATGAAGAACACCAAAAAAATAGCTAATGAATTGCTATTGGAAAAGTATGAACCTATACTAGTAATTAAATTAATTAGAATACCACCAGTAGATGAGTTACAAGCTTTTGCTTTAAAAATCCAAAAAGATTTCGGATACCAAACACTAGTTTTACCTGGAGAAATAGAAACTTCGGTTGATATAGTTAGTGTGTGTAAAACAGATGTTGGTGAGATAGAGGAACTTAGGGGTAAAGTGATGAGTACTTGTAAGAAATTAGAAAAAGAATTAAATAAACCTATTGAGTTTAAAACGGCAAAAGAAATTATAGAAGATGGCAAAGAGGCTTAAGGGTGTAATTTTAGCGGGAGGTACTGGAAGTAGATTATTTCCTTTAACAAAAGTAACTAATAAACATTTATTACCTGTTTATGATAAACCGATGATATATTACCCACTAGAGACGTTAAAAAGAATGGGTTGTAAGGATATTATGATTGTTTCTGGTAGAGAACATTGTGGTGATATATTAAATTTATTAGGTAGTGGTAGGGAGATGGGTTTAAAATTATCTTATGAAATACAAGATGAGGCTGGTGGTATCGCACATGCATTAGGGTTAACTGAAAAATTTGTAGGAGCTTCTAATGTTGCTGTGTGTCTGGGTGATAATATATTTGATGATAAAATCACCATTGATGATATGTCCGATTTTGATGGTGGTGCTAGAATATTTTTAAAAGAAGTTCATGACCCAGAAAGATTTGGTGTTGCGACCGTAAGAAAAGGAACCAAGTGTGATGTGGTAGGTATTGAAGAAAAACCTAAAAACCCAAAATCTAATCTATGTGTAACTGGGTTATATGTGTACGACAATACTGTGTTTAACTACATAAAAAGTCTAAAACCATCTGATAGGGGAGAATTAGAAATTACAGATGTAAATAATTTTTACGTAAAAGATAGGTTAATGAGTTGTCACTTTCTAGAGTCTTGGTGGTCTGACGCGGGAACATTTGAAAGTCTGTTAAAAGCTTCTTCTTTAGTCGCAAATAAAAAAATATGTAGTTGTACTGATTACGTAGACCCAGAACCACTACCAAAAATGACCAAAACAAATGAATAACCTAAGACATTATAAAGACGAACCAAGAATTGGACCAAACACACAGTGGGATAAAAACATACCAACCCAGGAAGATATTATAGAGTTTAATAGAAAAGAATATATGAAAAATGAAATGGTGAACCACCCAAACCATTATGGGGGTGAAGACAATCCTTACGAAGCTATTAAAGTTATAGAAGAGTGGGGGTTGGGGTTTAACCTAGGGAACGCGGTAAAATACATCTCAAGAGCAGATAAAAAAGGTAAAAGGTTGGAGGATTTAAAAAAAGCAAGTTGGTACATTAACAGAGAAATTAAAAAAATAAAAAATGAAAGCAAAAATTAATACGGACAAAGGAACTATGGTGGTAGAGTTCTATGAAAAAGACGCACCAAAGACAGTACAAAATTTTATAGGTTTAGCGAAACAAGGATACTATAACGGTTTAAATTTCCATAGAGTAATTCCTGGGTTTGTAGCTCAAGGAGGTTGTCCGAACGGAACTGGGGCTGGTGGTCCTGGATATAAAATTGAATGTGAGTTAGGTGGTGGTAATCAGTACCACGACAAGGGTGTCCTATCTATGGCTCACGCTGGTAGAAATACTGGGGGGTCACAATTCTTCCTATGTCATAATAGACAAGGGACACAACATCTAGATGGGAACCATACTTGTTTTGGTAAAGTTGTTGAAGGTTTAGATATTGTAGACCAGGTTCAACAAGGTGACAAGTTTAGTGTGGAGATAGAAGACTAATGAAAACTAAACTATCTGACCATGTTGGGGAAACCCCACTAATACCTATAACTATAGGTGGGTGTACAGTTTGGGGGAAAGCTGAATTTATGAATCCTAGTGGTTCGGTAAAGGATAGAATGGCAACTTTTATTATTAATAACGCTGAAAAACTAAAATTAATAAAACGGGGTAGTACCCTATGTGAAGCTACATCGGGGAATAGTGGTATCTCATTTGCTATGTTAGCCGCGGAAAGAGGGTATAATATGGTCATTATTATGCCATCTAATATGTCTGAAGAAAGGAAAAATATGTTTAAGGTGTATGGTGCTGAATTAATAGAAGTTGATGAAGGAGATTTTGATGGAGCAATTGCACTAAGAGATGAGATGTGTAAAAATAAAGGTTGGTTTAATTGTAACCAATTTCACAACGAATTAAATATAGAAGCACATTACATATCTACAGGTCCCGAAATATATAACCAATTCAAAGACGCTAATGAAATAAGGGAGTGTATACCTGATGTGTTTGTAGCTGGTACTGGAACTGGTGGTACACTTATGGGTGTTGATAGATTTTTAAAAGAGATGTGGCCTAATATGAGTACAGTCGCGGTAGAGCCAGCAGAATCACCGGTAATGTCTGGTGGTAAACCTGGGTTACATGGAATACAAGGAATTGGTGATGGTAGTAAATTTTTAGTAGACCTAGAAAAAGTTTCGGAAATCAGAATGGTTACCACAGAATGTGCAAAAGCTTGTTCTAGACACTTAGCTAAAAAATATGGTTTATTTATTGGGATAAGTGCAGCAGCAAATGTATTCACAGCATTCCAATGGTTGAGAGACAACGATAAAAAAAACGCGGTAACAATACTTTGTGATAGAGGAGAGAGGTATTTTAGTTGTTTATAAAATAAACTATGAAAAAATATTATGGAATAACAATAATTACGACATTCACAATAAACCAGTAAGGTTTATAAACTAATTATGGGTATTTATCTTAAACAACCTTTTTATGCAAATAGTAATAACCGAATCACAATTTAAATTACTTTCCGAACAATTGGATACCACCCAGTTTAAAAAAGCGTCTGAATTTGTGGCGTCACAGTGGTATTGGGACCATATTAGAGAAGAAGAAGGTTTAAGGTGTAAAGCTTATAAAAACAAAGGTGAAAAAAATTTTACTATTGGTTATGGTCACTCTTCTGAAGATGTAAAAGAAGGTGATGTTTTAGGTGATGGTAAAAACTGTAAGGGTGAAGCCGATGACCTACTCTACCAAGATTCTACTGAACACGCTGATAAACTAAGAAAAATTTTTACTGAGGAATGGGAAAGTCAAGAGATATATTTATCTATAACACAAGGTATGTTTGACGCTTTATTATCTTTATCGTATAATGGTGGTGCCGGAGGACTAAGAAGGTCGGATGTATTAGCTATATTAAAAACTATTGGGGATGATAAGGGGGTGTATAAATCAGCTGCTGAAACTATTAAAACGTACAGAGTTAGTATGCCTGGACATAAAGTTAGAAGAGAAAAAGAGTACGAAAGATTTATAGAAGGTTTATAAAGTATTTATAGAATATGAAAAATATAGTATTAACGGAAAAACAGGTTGGTCTTGTAACTAAATCACTTATAAATGAAAGTGGTATACAAGATATTAAAAAATTAGCTGAACGTTACCCCAAAGCACAAATTTATTTCCATTTAGATTTAGATGGTGTGGTCTCTGCCATAGCTATGAGAGAATATTTACAAAGGTATGGTGTGGATGTTATAGGTTATAAGACAATACAGTATGGTGATAAAGAGTTTGCTTTAGTTAAACCAGATGCTAGTGAGGATGTTATGCCGGTTCTTGTGGATTTCGCACATGGTAAACCAGAATTTAAAATACATACCGACCATCATGACAGTCAAACAGGTGTGGAAGATGATGCGTCAACACAATTTAAATCAGCAAGGTCCAACGTAGAAACTATATCGGGGATAATATCACCAACAGACATATTTCCAAGTGGTGACATAGACTTATTTAGGACAGTTGATTCCGCAGACTTTCACAGACAAGGTATAAAACCTGATGAGGTTATTAGTTTTATTTTTAAGTTAGATAGTGAAAAAGCTATTGAAAAAAACAAACAAGCTGCTGGTTTCGCTTTAAACAAATTAATATTAGCCTATAAAAACAAACCAGGGTTCTTAGAAAAATTAGCCACCTACTCTAGTCCTAGTATCGTGAGTATGTTTATGACAGGTAAAAAATTAGCAAAAGATATGGGGTTTGTTGGTGTTGAAGAACTACAAGATAACGCTGACAATTACAGAGAAAGACTTAAAGATTTTAAAAAGGTTAAAAAAGATGGTAAAGTTTTGGTGCAGTACGGTATTCCATCCGCTTTTAAACCCGGGTCTTATGATAGATACGCATCTTTAGAAATGCACCCAGATGTTGAATATTTTCTTATGATTTGGCCAATGGGGTTACTACAAACTAGTTGCAACCCATTTAAAGAAAAATTTGATGAGAATGTGAATCTAGGTGCGATGGCTTCTGAAGTTTTAGACGAACACAAAGCAGAGCTAAGTGCTATAGAAGTACCCCTTTCACAAATCAAAAGAATAAGTGAACGTAGTGTAACATCGACACTTCAAAAACTAATGAAACAAAGTGATGAAGATTTTGGTGATGTTAAATCTGAAAAAGACTTTTTTGGTTTTAGGTTTAAAGATTTAGTTGCTTTA